CCACCACCAGAAGCATCGGCAAATGACAATGTGCCAGAGCCATCTGTTTTTAAAATCTGGTCAGCCGAGCCATCTGCCACAGGTAGGTCAAGAGCAGTTAGAAAACTGTTAAGGTTTGCATCAGCCGCTACAGGTACACCGGACTTTTGAAGGTCACCAGTGAAGTTAGCGGTTGTGTCTGAGTAAGCTGGAACACTGACACCACTTTTCTGCAAGTCACCAGTGAAATTTGCAGTCGCATCGGAATACATCGCTGCGCCAGTTGTTCCCAGTGTGTAATAGCTAAGTGATGTCCATGCTGTCGATCCATCACCAGCTTTTAGCTTACCTGTATCCGTTTCTAAGCCTAATTCACCTTGCGTTAATGTTGGGTTTGCGCTTGTCCAATTCGCTGCTGTATCTCGTCTAATCTGTATTCGATCAGCCACTTGCTGTCCCTCCGTCTATATTTTGAGCGGTGGTATAAGTTGAATTTGCAAAACCACCATCGGTATTTCCAATTTCGTTGAGCAATGTGAAAGTGCCATAAGCAACAATATCAACAATGTCACCAGCAGCAGCCCCATGTGTGAGCACAACAGAAGTGCCATTTGTCGCTGTGAAATCTGTACCATCAACCATCTTTATGCCGTTTAAGTACAAATCAAGATAGGTAGCATCATAACCACCTGTAACATTAAAAGTGGTTTGGTTAGCTGTTGCTGTATAGGTATCTCTTGAAGAAGTGCCATTAACTGCTGATCCAGCGTCTTGCCAACCGCTGCCGTTATAAACTCTTAACTGATTTGTTGTTGTTAAGAACGCTAGAGTTCCACTAGCTAATGGATCACCATCTAAATCGGTTGTTGGATCGCTGCTAACTGATCCCAGATATTGATCCTGAAAAGTGTCTAAGTGAGTTTCGGCTGTAGTGGCCGCAGTTTGGGCGGCTGAAACAGAACCGCTTACGGATGCAGCAGAAGCCGCTGCATTAGATTCGCTGGTTGCCGCTGCTGCGGCTGATGTGGCCGCATCAGTGGCAGAACCTAAAATTCCATCGACATAACCCTTCCTGGTTAAAGTATCTGCTGTTCCAGGTGTTGCTGTAGAAGTTATCGAGTTTGATCCTAGAGTAACATTGCCGCTAAAAGTGCCACCAGCAAGAGGCATCATTACATCGAGTTGGCCTTTAGTTACTGCATCGCCAGAAGCAGAGCCATCTGTTAATCCTGTAATTTTATTACTTCCCATTGCGATAGCACCCGACATCGTGCCACCAGCAAGAGGTAATTTTGTTGCTATTGAATTCGTTACTGTCGTGTTAAACGCTGCATCATCATTTAAAGCTGCTGCAAGCTCGTTTAGTGTATCAAGTGCTGCTGGAGCACCACCAACAAGATTGCTTATTTGTGTATCGACCCACCCTTTTGTCGCGGCTGATGTACTAGCTGTCGGGTCAGCTATGTCTGTTAACTCTGCTGCGTTAAAATCTACACTACCGTTGATTACCAGATCGTGTAGCGTAGTCGTGCCAGATGAGCTTGTCACATTACCTGATAACGATCCAGTGACCACACCGGAAACTGGACCGTTGTGCGTTCCTGTTGTATCTCCGGTTAATGCACCAACAAAGTTAGTGCTTGCGGTAATTACTGTTCCGGTAATAGCTTGTGCGCTTGCACCACCTATAACCACGCCATTAACTGTGCCGCCAGTAACCGTGACATTTGACGAAAGAAAACTGTTATTAGCTGTTACTACGCCTGTAGCTGTGAGAGCGCCTGTCGTTAATGAGCTTGGGTTCGTACCAAGCTCTACGACAGTCGCAGAGTTATCTTCAGTAAATAATCTTTTGTCAGCGACATTAACAGCGAGTTCACCTGTTACTAAATCGCTAGACGTAGGGATACTTGACGCTGTTGTCGAAAACTTTGTAATGATCGTGGTCATAAAATACTCCCTAATTTAAAGATCGGGGGATCCTAAGATCCCCCACGCATAGAAAAGGGGGAGATTTATGCGTTAACGATCAGATTGAAACCACCAGTATTTTGGTAAGCCTTAACGCCATATACCGCATCTGAGGTAACGAGGTTAGCTAACCATTCTTGCTTATACTGTGTTTGTGATCTCACATTTTGCTGCATAGCAAGAATCATAGTATCTCTATGAATCAACATTGCTTGTTTGACATCTCCAGTGTTAGCGGAGTTATCTGCAGCTGCCTCAACAACTGGGCAATTAGTTGATACATAAATTGGGATGCCATAAAGCTCACCAATTTTTGCATTTTCAACAGCTCGACCAGAAACAAAGTCTGATGACACATAGCGATCTACGCCCATAATTGCGTTTTTCAGACTAGGTGGTATGACAAACGCACGATTGTCGTAAGGCACATCTAGGTCATCTTGCTTTTGAATTAGATCTCTAAAACATGCATCGGTAAATACGTCTGCAGGAGCAACTGTGTCAGTTGCATAAGCAGTCAAACCACCTGATGCATCACAATACCAGGAGGAAGATCCAACCCAATCGTTAGTGGCATCACCAAAGTATTTACCAACTTCGTGAAGATCGGTATCGATCTGTTTTGCTAGAGCATAACCAGCATCCTCAACATAGAAGGAACGCTGACTAGCAAGTGCTTGCATAGCCGCAATATCTTCTACTAAACGAGAATATTCATAGTGCTTATCAATAGCGACTTGCACTTCGCCAGCAGTGTCGGCTTGAATCGTCACAGCGGTGCCAGAGGCTTTTGCTGTCACGGATCCGCGACTAGGAGCAGGAATATGGATGGTGTCACCCTTCTTTCCTACCATGCTCATGTTTTTGACAAGTCCAGCAACTACCAAACGGCACATATAGGCCGCTTTGACTTCATTGCTCCAAATTTCAGGGATAAATGTTGCTAAAGTAGTTTGCGTACTCGCACCACCTTGCAAAGGATATACAGAAGTAGCCATTAGCTTAAAACCTCAAAGAAAGTTAGTTATTTATAACCCTTCCTTCTTGATAAGCTTTTAAAATCTCAGGATAAAGCTCATTGTAGCGATCAGGGTTACTCGTCATAAGCTCTCTTAAATCTGATGCCCTAACTTTCTTACCTGTCGTTTTCTCTGAGCTACCTGTAATGTTGCCGCTGGATGCAGCAAGAACAGACTCTTTACGATCCGCAGTGGGTTCCGCTGGTTGTTGCGTTGTCGCCTTGTAGGCCCCAATAAGCTCTTTAGCAATTTCAACATCAAAATCAGCATTCATTGCCTGGAAGCTTTTTGTGCGTACTGGTGACGCAGCAACCCAATTGCCAAACTCATTGCTACTAAGAACATCTTTAAAATCTGGGTGCGCTGCACTCAGTTCTCGTTTAATGTTCTCTAGCCTCAAGTTCTCTACTTCCTGCTTCATTGCTTGCAGCTCTGGAGCAGACTGTATCGTACTCTTTATGGCCTTTTCAGGGTCACCAAAATAATCAAGCTTCTTTTCTGGCTTTGCTTCGGATTTTGGAGGGAGCTGCCCTTGCAGATATTGATCAGCAGCCTTTACGGCTTCAAGTTGTACCCTGGCATCACGTACTTCCTCAGATTGTCTGCCGATCATCATTTCTTGATCAGCTAACATTTTTTCTAAGTCTTCACGCGACTTTTCGGCATACTTGGAAACAGGCTTTTCTGCCTGTTTCTGTTGCTGCTCTTGTGGTGGTGGTGTTAAAGCCTCCTCCACATTTTTACTATCTGGTTCGGACTCCTTCTCTTGATCTAATAACTCAGCCATAACTTTCCCTCAAATATTCAAGACCCTATGGGCTACCTTGGTTTACGCAAGACCGTGGGAATCGGCTGCCTTGCGCTCCGCTTTTATTTTCTCTTGCCTGTTCAATGACCATCTCCGAGTTGCGCTTGGGAAATCTCCCGAAATCGGATCTAGCACTGGTCCTGCAAAAGAAACAATCCGAGTCGCTACCTTGTTACAGAGTTTACAAGGAAGACTATGAACATCAGAATCAACAAATTTTTCAAACAAATGCCCATCTTTAGGACATTTGAAATCGTAAATTCTCCTCATCCGTTCCAATCCTTTCGACTTCGGCTGGCTTATTCAGTATCAGGGCAATGATGTCTAACTGTCCTTGCCTAAATTTGAGATCGTTGTTATCCCGACACGTTCTAAGCTCTTCAGCAATTTTCTGCTCTTTCTCTAGATCCTCGACAAGATATTTCCATCCCTTTGAGCGAAATAGCGCAAACATCGCTTCCTGGTACTTCTCGGTTTCTAGATCCATACGCAGCTATATCAATATATAGTGTATTACTAATCCTATCATACTATATGACAATTACTACTGTCTATTGGCGAACAATTTTGCTTGTTCTGTGCCGACTTTACGCTCTTGAATTTCTAATTTAGAAGTCTCAATGATGCGTTTATCGTCTGCAGATAGTTCACCATCAGCTCTTTGAAGCTGTGCATTAGCCTTAATACGGTCATTTTCGACCTCAAGCGGTATAGCAGCCGTTTCAGCCTCGTATTTCATAGATCTGGTGTTAAATTCATTAGCCTGACCATTGAGGACGTTGATTTGCGCCTGTTGTACTGCCAATTCAGCTTGTTGCATCGCTTGACGCATCTCTTCAGCCTCTGGATTTGGCTTTTGAGCATCATCAATGCGTTTTATAAGCTCTTCACGGTTCGCCAGTTGCATATTTTCGATAATTGCTTTGATTAACAGACCATAAACAGGGGTATCGTTGCCCATAGTCTGCAATAACTGAACTAATTGGCTAACTTCGTACTCTCTAGCCACTATTCCCAGGCTACTTTGTACTTCAAACTGATAATCGTTTACTGGGTAGCGTTCAGGATCGAACTGCATGTAACGATGAGCACTCATTCTAACCATTGGAATCAAAAATGATTCTTGGAAGTTAACCAATGTTCGCTTATGGCGCTTTATAATAGCGCCAAGCGACATACTAATTCCTGCCGCAGTAGCTTCACCATTGATGGACCCAGGTATGCCAGCACTATCAATAGCGCCAGTTGCAGTTTGTACTAATCGTTGGAGTGATTCGGCTTGAGCAAACGTGATTTGTGAAACCTGACCAAAATTGAAAGGCTGTAATACCTCCCTTGGGTCACCATTAGTTAACAAGATTCTCCCTGGTCGTATCTCAGGTCTGGCACCTCTAGGCATCCGCGTACTATCCATCGCCATCATTGGAGCATTAGTTAACGCTAAAGCATCTATCCTTGCTCGTAACTCAGCATCTAATGCTTTTTGTGAAGAATAGCCCTTTTCGCAGACTCCACGGCCCCAAAAACGATTTGGTACTATATCCCATTGAAAAGCGATAACTGGCCTGTCCTTCATGTAATAGGGGTTTTCTTGCGCTTTTAGGACCACTGATCTGTTAGCAATGATGACCATTGCTTCTACATAATAATTTCCAGGTATTATTTCAGCTTCAACATCTACAATGTCTTCTTCTTTTTTGTATTCTTCTTCAATTGCTTTGGTTATTTCATCTTCAATAAGACCAAGGCCGTTAAATTTATCAAGTAGATGTTTTGGCACTAAACCAAAGTATTTGGTCAACCTGACCTTATCGTCAGGTTGATCAATAAGTGTCGGATCCTTTTCAATATTGTCACTTTCATAGGGATCCATACCAACAGGCACATTAAGATAAACGCCCTGTTCTTGCAGTTGCGTTATCTTGTGCGGAGATACGAATTCATCAATTGCTACTCCCAACGAATCTTCAATACTGGAAGCTAAAGGATCTATCTTAAAATTTTGTGGTTGTATTGGACGCAGTTTAACGATTGTTTTTTCATCATTTTCAACACCTTGCATTGTCATTCCATCAACAACTTGTTCAGACGGTTTTACATCGTTTACTACATCAACCACAATTTCAGCGATACCAGTACCATAAACTGCTGAATTTAATAGACATTCTCCTACTGCCTTGCGGATTTTTGCCTTATTAAAATTCTCACTTAATTTATCTCGTAAATACTGAATCTTCAGTTTTTCCTGATTTAACTGGTCTGCTTTAGCTTGCAACAGCTGCGCTTCTTCAGGTGAAGTCGGTTCCGAGTCAGGAAATTTAATATCATCGCGTATGTTGAAGAAGGCACCTCGACCAAAGGTGGCTTCCTCGATCTCAGCGACCGAGGACTCCACAGCCTGTTGGAGAGCGGGAGAGATTAGGGTGCTACGCTCAGACTGTCGAGTTTTGTCCTCTTCGGCCCAGATGCCTCTCCATAAGCGATAATATTCTTCAAATGCTTTTTCATAGTTTTGACGGTAGTGATCATTCCAATCATCTACCTGGGCAATCACCCAACTGTCTATACTGCTAAACTCTTCTTCAGTTAAACCTTCTAATTCCTCTGCCATGTTAATACCCCACTAAGGTATCCACGTATTCGTGGTCATCTAATTCATAGTCATCCCAGTAACTCACCTGGGCCAATTGATCGATATAAGCCAATGCGTCCACCGTATCATCATGTGTCAGTGGATCTGGGAACTGAAACAGCTCATCTAAAAACACTTCATTCCATTCCCCAGGACAGATCTTTATTGCACCATTTTCAAATCTTCCTTGAAGGGCCCACATAATACGATCTGTCTTGTTTTTATTTCCGTGTGTTAACTCTTCCACACGGAAATAACGATTGTTCCTTCGCATCACATCACTCAAAGGTGACATGACTGCTTGTTTAGCAATACCTCTCTCGATTCCTACCGACAAAGGTTCATGATGTTTTACTGCTTCAAAAATCTTGTTAGCCGTTTCATTAAGATCCCAACGACCATGTATAATCTGTTTTACCCACCAGCCTTCCTGATTCACCTTCACTACAGCAATAGCCGTGTTATCTAGGTTTTTGGATTTTCTTTTACTTTTTCCTGCTTCCGCGAATCCAGCCAAGTCAACGCTGATGTAGTAATCGCCATCTGCTGGCTCTTCGGATTCGTATTTAATCCAATCTTCCTTAAACATCTCTGAACCACGTGCTTCAAAGCTTGCCATAAACTCTTGCCTGAAGGCGTAGCTAGACATGGATCTTTTGGCTGCATCAATTTCATTCTTATCCAATAATGAATTGTCGTAACTGGTAAAGTGAAAACCATCCCAATCAGGATCACTCTCTTTTTTTGCCCAAAGGTATAAATCATAAAAATGATTACGACCAATGGGAGTTCCTATAAACAAAGCACTACCCTTGAGATCCGTGAGAGCTGGTCTTAATACCAGCTCCCACGTTTCAGGTTTCATGTCTGCAAATTCATCCATGACCAGATACTTTAAACTTACACCTCGCATAGTCTCTGGTCTGTCAGCACCCTTGAGGCTGATAGTTGCACCATTCGCTAACTTAATCGTCATGTTATTTACATGCGAACTAGCAATAACGCCATGACCCAGTTCCAAGAGAGAATTCCACATGATATCCCTGGCTTGCCCTTGGGTAGGTGCGACATAAAACACATTACCTCGATCTGCTTGCAGAGCATTAACAATCAACAGATAAGCAGCCAAACGACTCTTACCTGTTCTTCGTCCTGCTGCTACTACCTTAAACCTCGATTTGTTATCCCAAACCTTTTGCTGCCAAGGTAACAGCGATATATTCAGATCCATTAGTAAGGTTTAGGCTTCTTAACTCTTTTCTTCTTCGGCATTACTTTTTCCTCATACCAACCAACTAACCGTATGTTCATTAGTCCTAGTTGAAATCACACCTCGAAAATCATAGGTGTCAATCACCTTCACTTTTTCAACTACCTTAGTGACAGGCTTTTCAACTTCAACCATTTCCCTGGTCCTATCAACATGTGTTGTCACCAAAGGAACAGCTGAAACAGGACCAGTAGCTATCTCATTCATTAGGATATTGTCCTGTCTCTATCATCGTTGATAAGACTTCAGCTCTATGACCCACTTGCTTACTCCACAAGCTATCCATAAATTCAATTCTTGCTAAAACGTAGTTACCCTCTTCCATCGCAGCCAAAGCTTTTTCAAACTTGCGTAATCGCGTCAACCCTAAGTTGAACGCGATCATTATCAAAGCATCAGCTCTCACTTCATCTAGTTCCGAATACCAAGGGAATGCATGAGCTAACTCCCTCATTACTCTGACAATGTCGTTATCCAATAGATATTCAATCTCATCATCAGCTAAACCTAATCCAGAAGGATCTATATTCCTTCCAATACCAATATGCCATTTACCTCCAACATCTTGATATGCATGGCTTTTCTTGCCTTCATGAGCCTCTAGCATCTCTTTAAGCTTCTTCAAGATCCTCTCCTTCAATTACCTCTCCTGTGACCTCTGGAGTGCCTACAGTCGTTATATTGATTGCTATAGCACTGGTACCTCTCAACTTTTCAAAACCTGAGATCGGTGCCATACGATCCATTAGAAGCTTCCAGGCAATACCTTGATTCTTATGCTCCTCATCTAATGCAGCTCGAAAAACTTCATGTACAACCTTCTCCCTATCGGGATGGTTGTACATCAATTCCTGCAAAGCTAACTGTTGAGCATACTGACCTGGAGGTCTACCACGCCTTTTTCCTGTTGGCGCTTTTGCAATAACAGAATCAACTTTAGGCTTCTTTACCCTTGGGGGCTTTTCTACTAATTCCCGAATAGACTTTTCCATACATCCGCTCTAAATCCGTTCTAAATCCGATCTAAATCCTACCTAGGATATTTAGAATCCTAGATAGGATCCGACATATGAAACGATATTACCAGAAGTCGTATGGGATTAGCTATTTGGTTTCACGTGGAACGATTTCGTTTTTTTGAGGGGGTGAGGCTACCATTATGTACAGTCTCCGGTTTGGGGGGTCCCGGGCCTCCTGGAGCTGCCCAGGAGAGAAATTTTTGGTCAATTATTAACCAGATTACGCCCACTATTTCCGGTAATACTAATTACCGGAATTAATTCTCAACTCGTGAAAATGTTAAGTTATTGATTTATAACGATATTATTTAGGAGCTCTATTTCAGGCGCTACCAGGGTCCGCGGATCCGCGCCAGGATCTAAATAGGGCCCTACCTGGGAAATGCGCCTGGACCAGGATAGATATAAGGCAATAGGTACTTATTACAGATAATAGCACCAGGGCCGCTATATCATTTGATATGCCTAATAGTTATATCTTAGAATATTAGGTATAGATCCTGGAATCGGTCCTGGATCAATAACTCGAGGTAATACGCAAATGAATATATCAGATAGACGATTTGTCGTTATGCATCCAGTTGATAATGTTTATATATCAATCGCAGCTGGTGAAACTGGCTACCATCATTTTGCATATGAGAGTCTAAAAACAGACCATCGATATGCTGAACAGATCAATGCAGCATTTAAAAATACTGCAGAGGATCTACAACGGGCGCTGTATTCATCTGTTACTGGGAATTGGTCCTGGTTATCTAAATCTTAAAATCAAACTGGGATCCTGGTGTAGCGTCCAGGATCCATTATTAGAGGTGTTACGCATGCAAACATATTACATACGAAGAAATGAATTAGAGGGAAGCCAGGAGTTATTGAAATCCCAGGAGAGAGATCGACCAGTGCATGATGATGGGCTGGAATTCGATGATCCTAATTATGTGTTACTGGAATTGATTGATGACCATATCTACAAAATCCACAGTTACTACTGGTATATCAATAAAGCCTTAGAAGCTCGCGATGTTATAAATTGCGAGACAGCGCCCCAGGCGAAAAATTTCATAGTCAATTATCTATGGATAGAAGAAAAACCATACCACCATAATAGTTGAGATCAGACTGAGCACTTTGAATAGTGCTCAGTGTGATATCAATTCTGATATCTAACAAAGTGAGGTAATACGCATGCAGTTATATTTTATTGATAGATCAGATCTAGAAAAATCCGCGGCATTTTATAAATCGCATATCGATGCCCAGAATGCCCAGGCAGGATTCCAGGTAGATAATGATAGTTATAAAGATCCCTATATAGATCCTTTATACGTTCTATTGGAATCAGTAAACCAGGGAATGAAACAGACTTATAAAATAAAAGCATTTTATTGGTATTTCACCCACGCAATGGAAGCTTGCGAATTACATAGAAGGCGATCATCAACTACTGATTACTATGTTAATTCGTTAGTAATTCGTGATCCTGCCCAGGGGGAAAAATAATGAGATATTTTCCTAGTCAGCATTTAAAAGATATTCGCGACCTAACAGACTGTAACAATCACACAGACGCGGTTTGGTTATTGGCTGAAATCCTGGGTGATAAAAAGGGACTGGAGATTACAAAAGCATTATTCACCATTCAGCGCGTCTATGGATCCACGCCAGAAGGCGCGATTCAGATCCGCAATGAAACTCTTCATAGGTTACTGCAGATCTCAGCCAATGAGTTTAAAAACTACGACCAGATCCGCGCGGCATTCTGAGTAGCTATCATATAGAGCACCTTCCAGGGTGCTCTATTTAATAGCAATTTCGCTATTTATATAGAGGTAAACGCAAAATGAGATCTCAATTTATAAAACAATCGACCAATATAAAAACTGGTCCAATTCCAACAACTAACAGTAGTTCCGACACTTGCCCAGATTCATGCCCATTAAAAACTGGCGGGTGTTATGCGAAGGCGCACCCTTACATCAAATCAAACTGGGATAAGTTAGACCAGGGAACTAGGGGTTCGTCCTGGGGAGATTTCCTGGGAAATATTAGATCATTAAGATCTGGGCAGATTTGGCGTCATAATGTAGCTGGGGATCTACCAGGATCCAATGACAAAATCGACCGAGAGAAATTCCACCAATTAATAGACGCAAACCAGGACGCGCGCGGTTTTACTTATACTCACTATCCAGTTTGGATGCATAAGCATGCCGCTCATAATATCCGCGCGATCAGATACGCGAATAAACGCGGATTCACTGTCAATCTATCGGCTAACAATCTAGACCAGGGAATATTCTATAAACAAAAGTTTAATATTCCGACCACGGCATTAGTCCCCCTGGATCATGACGGACGGACAAAAGTATTAAAAGATAGTACTAGATTGATACCTTGCCCAGCTGAAAATTCTGAGCACGTTACGTGCGCCAGCTGCAAAATGTGCGCGGATCCAGATAGAAATTCAATCATTTTATTTAAGGCGCATGGTAAACAGAAAAATCAAGTTTCAATTATAGCTAGAGGATAAAACGCAAATGATATTTAGATACGCGAGTAAGAAAGAACTAAAAGGCAACATAGGACAAAAATTAAATTATTTAGAAACTGCAATTGTAGGCACTGAATACGTTTCTAATGGAATTATAACTGGTTCTAATCGGCCCCACATAACTGGACTAGGACGCGAATTCTACGCCCAAGTAACAATGGAAAATAACCTAATCAAATCCGTTAAATAACTAACTTTTGAGGTAATACGCAAATATGAAAAAGTTAACACACCAGGATCTAGGCATGTTCACTGGATCCGATACGTTTCACAAATGGTCTGTTTTATCTAAATCAGTTTTAACCCAAGGCGCAAAATACGTGGCAGATAATGCCGGCGCCTATTGGCTATTTGATGAATTAGACCTATCACTGAAAAATACTGGTGAGCATTTCGCCAGTATTGAAATCTTTGTAGACCAGGAGTCTAGAACCTATATTCGGATCGATAACGGAGATGGGGAACAAATAGCCTGTAAGAAATTAAATTTTTCAGACTTCCCCCTGGACCAGTTCAAACTGTGGGCAGTGCATAACGGCACGGCGTACACTTTCATGCTGCCCAGCGAATACTAATCAATCAGGGGGGCTTTACGGCCCCCCTTCAATCATATTATTAAAGGTTATACTATGAGCAATAATCAAATAGATCTAATACATTACAGAGTAGGCAAGCAACTAACTGAAGACAACAAGCGCCCCTGGATAAGAGGCTATGACAACTTCGACCAAATGCTGGACTACCTAACCGCTTGCGGAGTAGATCAACCATCAATGACTTTAGCGATGGTTGTAGCAACTTGCCGTAACTTGATACAAGACCAACTAGAACAACAAGACAACTAAGAGGAAATACGCAAATGACAATACCAACTGATATTTTACAAAAACTTGATAAGGCAACTAACTCAGAGGTTTACGATGCAGCCTATGGTGATTTCGTTTATACAACAGTAGAAACGAGGGATACTTTAGAAGATTTTAAAAACAACAGCGCAGCCTGGGCTGAACGTGGCAAGTTTTTTAAAGGCAAGTTAGATGACTTCAATTACATCGGCTGGGACAAGGCCCAGCCGCGTAAAGGGCATCAACGAGATCCAATAACAATAATAGATCTCGGTGAGATACGCATTGCTCTAAGGCATGATGTAAGAGAATTAATATAACCACTTCAACTAAAGAGGAAATACGCAAATGAAAGAACAAACAATAAGAGAGAACGCCTGGGATGATCTAACCGCGGCTGCAAGGAATTTTGCAGATGCTGGAGGACAACCAGAGGAACTGGTCCACACAATGATCGAATTCGCAACGGTCCTGGCAATGAATTCATGCGAGGACAGTAGGACTGCTCACAACCTAATCGCGCAAGCGATTGATTTCGGTCGATCTGGCTACCATGCAATCAAAGACAAAGAGGACAACACGCATGCACCTGATTAAAGAAAAAGAATTAATCGATGACGCAAGATTTACTGCAACGATATCTGATTTAACCAATCTGTCAGGCGATCCAGCGACAACATATAGCGATGGACAAATATGTTGGATATCAATCCAGCCAGATGGCATGGCTGAAAATGATTACTGGCTTTATTTTTATTACAAGAAAATACATGGAGAGGATTGCAAAGACACACGCTATGATATTTCTGTCGAAATTAACGAAGTGGGTTATCCAAAAAATGGCTTAACAGGCTTTTATGCGATTGTTGGATACTGTAAATACCAGGGAATACCGTTAACGATTAACGGCAGACACATTTAATAACCGTTCGTTATAAATCGAAGCCCTCAGACTCTTTTGGGGGCTTTTTTTTGACTACCGTCTGCCTAACTATCCTATTATTGATTTTTCGCTTCCACTCTTTCTGTTTAAACGATAAAGACCGTTTTAACACCGTATCCATTAAGAACTTGTACTCATTGTCATAGATATAGCCAAACTGGTAGGCATGAACGATTAAATCATGATTACAGTTAGCTCCCCTGTCAGTAATGATTTTTCTCAAGCCTTGAAACGCATTGCCAGTGTCAATCTCTAAAAACTGCTTAATGCATACGTTCCCCACATAAGTTTTATTTTTATTCAAAACATTTTTAATAATGCAGATCTCTTTGATCTTTTGCCCACAGGGGCAATGATCAAATTCATCATCCACGTATATATCAATCAACTTCCACTCATTCTTTGCGTCATAAAATTCGTCTGCTTTTGAAAGCGGTAAAATGTGCGCTTTCAGCGTTTCAAACTTATTCACTGTCTTTTCTCTATCGTTTTCTGCCAATGTTTATAATTAGCCATATGCAGCGGTAACAACTCACTCTTGGATTGACCGTGATAAGGCACCGCCAATTTTCTTTCAAGCAACAACTTGTTTAATGATTTCTTACTCAGTCCCTGGTGATAGATGGTCGCTAGAATCCTGCCGAATTTACCGGCACGATCTAGCTCCGTTTTTATGATGACTTCTTTTCCAACTGGCAATCTTTCTTGCACGAACTCTGTGGCAAGCAATCCAAGGGCTTTTGTTTCTTTTGCTCCCCCTCGTTTTTCAGCCGTATCAACTCCCAGTAAGCGACATGACTCATCATGAACAAAAGTATGTAGCCCCAAATCCACCCAATCAAAAACGACAGAATCGCCATCAATGACTCGTTTTACCTTTGCCGAATATGTGTACATATTTGATGTCCTCCTCCTCCATTCGTTGTTGTAAAGTGACGTTCTCCAGTGCTGCCCAAAGCCTTGTAGCACTTTCAAAATCCTCATAAAAAAGTTTTCGCTCATCGGCATTATCTGGCTCCCGAATCTTTATGTGGATAAATTTATTTTTGTACTCAATCATCTGAACTTTTTCTCATAGAGCCTACGTTTCTTGGAAAATATCTTTTTAATTCTTTGCAGCTCAGTACCTGTAAACTTCCTGACCTTGTTGTCATTTTCTAGCGCCTCGATCCGCTCGATACCAAACCGTTTAATCAAACCGATCCGCATATCAGCTACCGCACCGCTTAACCACCGATTGCATTTTTTGCATTGCCCTACGCAATTGAAAAGATGAAATCTGTGGGCTGGGCTTGAACCTCGACTGCGATAATGCCCAGCATCGAAAGCCCCTCCTCGTTTTGCCGACATCTGTTCTGTTCCGCAGCTAATACAAGGTTTGTTTTTATCCCTGACTCGGATGTAGTGATTAAATTCTTTCTGCGCTTCTTTGACATAATCGTTATAAGTTTTCAGTCTCTCTTTACGGTCTGCCCTATCCTTTCGCATAACTTTGTCATGCACTTGCTTTGCGTAATGCGATTTTTGATATTTCTTAAAACAATCCCAGGAACATAAAGCAACAAGGTTACTTATTATCGCTCCGTTCCCCACTTTCGCTCTGCACATCTTGCAACGTCTGGGCATGTTCTTCCAACGCCTCCAAAGTATTTTCGAGTCTCTCAAGCAACTCTAAAAATCGTTCTGCGTCAGCCTCATCAAGTTCTATTAAAAATTTCATCTTTCTGGAAACGGAACGTGAACTCCGAATTTTTCTCCTAAATGTCTGTTGATGATGTCGTAGATCATACTAAGCTCAGACCTGTCTAAGTCCCTGGTCGATTTCTTTTCTGTCTGCGCCTCCTGCACGACTCTCCAAATATGTTCTTTAACTAAATGATCCGTCCACTTAATCGCAGTAACACCATCTTTAAGCACCATCGAGCAATCAAGCCCTTTCTCATTTAAAGTTAAAGCAAGCTCTCTTAGATAGACATGCAACGCCCTATTCTGGCGTTGCGTCCTCGTCTTTGCCGTGGTCCATTCAACCTCGACATAACCATTTTCAGCATACAACTCTTCTAACTTTTTCTTGCAATAAGCAAGCGAGTTATCATCTTTTACTATCCAGAATTGATGCTGCTTCATTTTCCAAAATCCAATGCAACAGAGTTGGCACCCTTGTGCGATAGCATTTGTCTACTTGGATGCGACCAGAGATTGATCGAACCTTCAAAGGGGTGATACCGCTGCTTTGCGACAATCAATTTTTGACAGCAATGGGTTTCTAGATATTCAGCCTCTTTCTCTTCAAGTGGCTCTGGGTAATTTTCTTGCTTCTGCATAATCTCCATCTTTTTCTTGTTCAACCAAACAAGAAAAACAGTGGAGCATAGATCCACAATAGCTCCATTACCTCGAATAGTCTGCCGTTGAGGAATCTGAGCCTCTCCATCGTTTTTCTTTTCCAGAGCGTGATGAACTAACATCACATGCACATCAAGAGATCTAGCAAGACCAGTAAGGGCAGAGACAAACTCTCTCTCTGCATCCAGGTCATTATTAATTCCACACATCATTAACGAATCGAGACAGATAACTTTACAGCCCTTCTCTGCCATTGCCCGAATAATGCCCAGGGCCATGAGTGGTGCCACAGTCCCACGATAATCAAAACCGTAGATTTTGCCCTTGGTATAGTCTAAGAAGTGATTCACAAATTGTTTTGACGGTGCGGATCCAGATGCAGCTGCTTGCCAGATCATTATCTCGGCTACATCTTCAAGGTCCATTTCAAAGGAGGCTAACCCTACTTTGGTTTGTTGCGAGAGCCATAACAAGACCTGACTAATCAAAGTAGTTTTTCGGTGACCAGCTAACCCTGCAACCAGGGATAATTCTTTTTCTCTGAGCCTGACAAGATCCACGGTCTTGCCCCAGGGTAAGGTAAAGCCCGAAGTGCTCCTGGGATTTTCGATACGATGATGAACTCGTTCAGCAATATCTTCAAACGAACTAATCCGCTGCGATGAGGCCACTGACATGGCCTCTTGCAGCTCGGCATTTGTAAACTCAGTAACATCAACTTTTTCAAAACTCATATGCCAAAACTCTCGTCATATTTCATCAATCCAGATTTATTATTTACCTTATTACCTTTATTCCCTTTATTATGATGTGGCGGGTTGCTGGCGGCTTGCTGGCGGCTTGTTGGCGATTTTGCTGGCGACTTTTGAAAAGGATTGTAATTAGTTATTGTTATTATTGAATATTTTGGCCTTCTGACCTGGCGAATCATGTTGCACGTTTTTGCCATAGAAATGAATTTACGCAAACGGTAGGGAGAAATGCCTAATCGTTTGCTGAAGGAATCGCGTCCGTAAATGAACTGCCCTCGCTTCAAATTAACTAACTCTTCATTAAATATTGATTCGTGATTTTTAAACGATGCCAACAACAAAAACTCAATCCAAATCTTTAGATACTCTGGGTTTTCGTACACCCAATGTTTTCGTATCTGTCTGTGGAGACTGATGTAACCCTCTCCTGGCGAGTAATAATTTTGCTCTTGTGTATCGCTCCCAATCTCTTCCTGTTGGTCGCTCAATGCTGTGTTCTCCGATAAAAACAATGGTTTCCTCTAACTCCCAATCTATATTGTCTTTTGGTTTTGACGGTCCATTGCGACCGTCAAACCAAAGCTCACTTTTATTGATCCCAAGGGCTGCACAGATCTCATCCAACGTGCAACCAGCATGGCAATGCACTAGCCATCGATCCTCTGCCCTCTTGATATAAAAGCTCGGATCGGAATCCTCATGCGCTGGACACTGACAAGCCCACTGGTTCTCCCCTAGCTTCCGCACTCCTTGCAACTTGTTAAAGCCAGGGAAATTTTCCACTGTGCCTTTTGCTAACCTCAATCAGATTCCAAAAATCTTCAGGTTCTTCAATGATGTAAAAGATTCGCTTGTTTAATTTCTCAAGCTTTAGCATCTTACTAACCGCTGGTTGCGTAATGCCGAAAGTATCTGCAACCTCTTCTTGCTCTAAGTTGTACAGGGTCATCCACCGCTTCAAAGTTAAGTGGTCTCCCATCGGCTTTTCTTCATCTGACTTTGTTAGTTTTTCTATATGACTAATGGTCATCTCTATTTCCAAAAAAAAGTTTATTCGTAGCGGTTAAGTCTTTCTCTCGCTTTATTTGCGTGAGATGGCGCTTGTTCTAGATATTTAACTAACTCCTGCGCCTCTTTTATCGCTTGGATAGTTTCCTCACCTAACGGAAAGAGATTCCCAGGAACGATGCCTAAAATTTCACACATTTCGAAAAACCGTATTATAGAAAACTGAGATTCATCGTTTGGATTTTCATAACTTTGGTACGTGTTTTTATGAACTCCTAGAGCTTCAGCCATATCATCCTGGCTATATCCACGCTTTTTCCTAAACTCTTTAATACGCCCTTTCACAATCGCGACTTGTTTAGTCCGATTGTTTCTTTTTGTGGTCAGTTTGCAGCCTTTATTCAATATTCCCCCTATTACCTCTTGGTCCCCCAGCAACTGCAACACTTACCAGAGAGTAAACATACTTAGGTTTTCCGCTAACTTTTTCTCCCATCACAATTTTGAATCGATCACCATCTTTATCAGCAATCGCATAGAGTCTGTTAGCCATCAAATCGTCTGTGTAATTTTCAGATACGATTAAAGATGAGCCAGGAGGGAATCGATACGACTCTCCCCAAGCTTTAAAGTTAATTTCCTCATCACCGTAAATTTCAAATACGTGTCCTGCAGTGATGGTCACTGTTTTAAAATAGGGAATAGAGCAATCAGACATAAGATGTTTTACTCGCCAAAAGTATGGGAAAGCATCAGGATCTGCATAGTTATAGATGTCGAGCCTAAAATGATCACAAATCTTAACTAAATTATCAGAGCTGACATCACTCTGATTTAAAATCTGACCTAGCCGATTCGGTGACCAACCCATATTTTTACTTGCTGTTGATAACGACATCTTTGCTGCTTTTAGTATTTTTTTTACGTCTGTTTTTAAATTTTTCGTTTGCATACCTATATTCCACGGTTTCATATACTAACATCATAGCATTTAAAAAAAACACACATTAGCTGTGTGTTTTTTCAAAATATTTTTAAAACACACAATCTAAATTGGTTTTAAGAGCGCCAAAATTTTGACAGACTTACTGTCCGATTTAAAAACCATTTGTTATTTGACATAACTGATGGTTATAATGTGGAGATGGAAGACTTTAAACGACTCGAAAAAATATTTAAACAGAGACAACTTGAAGCGGATGCCAGGGGCGAGACTTTTGATCAAATTGATCTCGCAAATGCTCTTAACCCACCAGTTAGCCAAACGGCTATATCTAAATGGATGAAAGCAAAGCCTGGGACTAAAAGCGAAAGTCTGATCCCTGATGACCGAGTACCAGAACTTGCAGAAATACTAGAAGTAAGGATTGATGAAATTTCACCTTTAGTAGCCGCCAAAATAGAGGCAGCAGCAGCAAATCTACCCATTTCCTCTAAGGTTGCCTTCAGGCAAGTAAAAGTTTTAGCAGGTGATAAAGTGGTAGATTTGATAGCAGCAATCAGCAAAGGCAAGGCCCCGAAAATAACGGAGTTTAGACATTGTCCTCAGAACCATTCAGACAGCACCTACGCTCTTCAGCAGCAAGGTGAAGCCATGAGTGCCATTCCAGACGGATCGTGGCTCTATGTTGACGTGGAGCAGTCTCCTGAGATCGGCAAGCCTGTGCTTTTGCTTAGAGGCAAAAGCTGGGATGTCGCAAACTGGAAAGGGAACAATTACTGCGAATTTACCAACCCTGACTACCCTGATCGTATCTTTAAAATTACAAATAAAGATCATGTCATTGGCAGGGTGATCCAGGTAGATATCATCCTCTAAAAAAATTTAGGCTCTGATATGACTATTAGTGGTATCAATAGACTCATCAGGTAAATCAGACACACATAGTGTCTGTTAAAAAAATCATGAGGTGAATTTTATGGCAGCAAAGAAAAAGCCAGGAGTCGTTAAGGTATCGGGCGGTAAAGAGTACAAAATGGTTGTGGCACGGATAGAAGACTTCAGAACCAATGAAATTACCAAGGATTGGGGAATTAACACTGAGATCCTTTTTCATTCACCAGATGAATCCTGCGTCATCAAAGCTACCATTTATGATGAAAGTGGTCGGCTCAGAGGATCAGGTATCGCCAACGACCGCTTTGATCATTCAAAACTGCATCCTAAAAGTTTTATGGAGCTTTGCGAGACAAGTGCCATAGGACGAGCCCTTTCTAGTATAGGGCTTGCTGGCGGCACCGAATATGCTTCTGCTGACGAAATTTACTTTGCCCTGCAAAAGACAGTTAAGACATATAGCAAGTCAAAGTCAGAGCCAGAACCAGAGGCAAAGCCTGAATTAAAGGTTGTTGATACGCCAGAGGCTACAGAGGACGAAGAAGCTGAGAAAAAAGCTCAGAAGATCGCCTGGGGCAAATTAAACTCTGCTGCGAAGACTATGTCAAAAGACACCTTTCTCAAGAAATGGGCTGATTACAAGAAAACTGCTCCTGCGAAGTACATCGATGCAATTGAAAAATCATCAATGCCTGATTGGCTGGAGGCATTCGATGCGCGAGAAAAATGAGCTGCAGGATCCAGCGAACGATCCAGATCGCATTGGCTGCATCTCAGCCAGCGATCTCAATGATGGCATCTCTGGTCCCAAGGGTAGAAAAACCTACATTAGGAAAAAGGGTGCAGAACGGATGAACGGCAAAGCAAATCCGCAGATTCAAACTTGGCAGATGGAACGAGGTGACAGGTTAGAACCAGAAGCTTTAGAGATAGCGGAGACTGTTAAAGGGTTGGAGATCATTGACATGCCTTTTACCAAACATCCAAAGATAGCTTATTTTGGGGCAAGTCCTGATGGGATCTATGAAGATAGATCCGCTCTGATAGAAGTGAAATGCCCTACCACCATTGAGCGGCACATGGCGGTCCTTGAAGGTGAGATTGAGGAAAAGCGGTACCTGATTCAAATGCAAGCGCAACTGTGCGTGTTCAGGTCTGAAGGTTATCACACGGTTGATTTCGTCAGTTATTTCCCAGATATGACCGAACCAGACAAAAGGATCGCTATCGTGCCATATCGGCCCAAAAAGGCCGAATTGGACACGTTAGAGTCTGAGGTTAAAAAGTTAAACGATGAAATAAGAGATTACATTAAAAACTTGAGGAGCAAGAAATGAATAGAGCTATGCTGGTCGGTCGCCTGGGCAAAGATCCAGAGACATCAGAAGTAAAAGACACCACAGTCACTAAGTTTTCCCTAGCAACGCAGAGAGGAAAAGACAAACCAACCCAATGGCACAACATTGTGGCCTGGGGAAAAACAGGCACAGTCTTGCAGGAATATGTGAAGAAGGGAGATCAATTAGCCATTGAGGGCGAGATCCGCAACGGATCCTATGAAAAGGATGGCAAGAAGGTTTATACCAGCGAGATTAATCTAGACTCATTTACTTTCATAGGCGGTAAAAGCAATAATAATGATAGCGACACTGAAGATGAACCGCCATTCTAGAATCTTGGGAGTGCCGTGGCTTCCCAGATACCTCGCTGACTACTCTGGTCAGTGTCTAAGATCAAGGGGATATTGAGGTGGCGACCGAAGATCTCCATCCACGGCCTACTCTTTCTGATCGCCAGAAACGCGATGACATTCTGGCGAAACAGAAAGAGATTTCTCCCTGGTTAACATTCATGCCCTTGAGTTGTATCTGCCCACACTGTGGGTTTGATTTTGTGGATTTTGAACCAGCCTATAAAGAATTAATTACAGGGTGTCCTAATGTCGGATGCTTTAGGAGCTATTGCGAATGAATGATTTATCAGAAGAAGCACAACACTTGGTAGAGGGTCTTGAGTTTGCAAAGGAAATGGATCGAGTCATTGGTCACATATCAGATGCTATGGAACAAAAGTCTGAGTTAAGAACAGAATCAATGCACATGTTAGTACCTTGCTTTATTTCGATGGCAGCTCAAATGAGCTTGAGACTAGCTATAACAAAGGACCAATGGCTGGAATTAGCAGAAATAACTTATAGAGAGCATTCTAAAATAAACGAATCAACGAGTACTCACTAATGAATGAATACAATGAACAAATTGCAGACTTGATAAATGGTTACGGTTACAGCTCAGATAAAGTTTTAGCTAGATATTTTGGTACAACTAGAAAAACGATATGGGCGTGGTCTAAAGATCCTGACAATCCTTTTCCTAAACCAATTAAAATAGGTAAAAATACGACACGCTGGCTTAACAAAGCTATTAAAAACTATGTAATAGAAACGCTGGCATCTTAACCAGCGTTTCTTCTTATTGGAATAATATTGTCGTGCAACTCTCCCTTAAACAACCATTCCTCCCAGGCTGTTATTAAACGGATCCGCTCTGGGTAACACTGGCCCCTTGCATAAGCTGCCCTGGTAGAATCTGTATCCACATGTTTCATTGCTAATCTAACTGCATCTGGTGACCACTGCCTGTCTGTTAACTCCATCTCCCAGGTTGTAAAAGTTGATCTAAAACCATGAGCAACGCCATCATATCCAAGGGCATCAGGTATACAGGAAATATAGTTGTCAGGAATCGGATTGCCATTATTGTGAAACACTAATCCTTTCTTTTGTGGTTCTTGATTCTTCAAAATCTTTATCGCTTCACTACACAGCGGAATCATCCATTCTCTATCGCTTTTGCGTAGTTCTTCATCTGAATTTGGTACAAACCAAACTTTCTGAGCTATATCTATTTCGGTCCAATCAACTAATCTAGTCTCTCCTGGCCTTCCTACCGTCAATATTTGGAATGCGAGACAAGCTGCCTCTGGTCTTGTCTTAGCCATTGCCAAAAGCTTTGGCATAAACTCTGGCATTAATTGGTATTTAACAGATCGTTGATGTTTAACCTTGTGAACCTTAGTAGATTTTGGAAAAGCTAAAGCTAGATTTTTATTCCAACGAGCAGGATTGTCCTCATTCCGTAACTGTCTAATAATCCCAAGCTGTATAATTTCTTCAACGTAATTAATAACCCTTAAAGCGGTTGGATTAATTCGGTGATATATTGGTTTCAACATTTCTATTAGATGATTTCTATCTATATCTTTTATAGCTAGATGCCCAATAAAAGGATTTACATAATCATCTAAATATTGCTGTAACCGCCTTACTTGCTTCAGCGACTTCCATTCTCTTGTTTTTGTTTGCTTAAATTCTTCAGCTAATTCTGCAAAAGTTATTTCTTGCTTTTGCTCTTTTCGCAGAGCTACTTTACGTCTTCTTTTTTCTATCGTGGGATCTATACCCTGCTCTATCAAAGCAATATTTTCTTTTGCTAAATCTCTCGCTTGTTTTAAAGAAATATCAGGATAAGCACCTAGTCCAATATCACGCCTTTTATCCGCAATCTTTTTTCTTAGTACCCAAGTTTTTGAACCATTGGGTTTCATAAACAAATGCAAACCAGACGGATTTCCTACCATATGTCTTGTTGCTATTGGGTTACCATCTTTATCAATCTTATTCGTTAAACGTCTTATATGAATATCTTTCAGTTCAGCTTTCTTTTTTGTCATCGTTACCACACTTGTTACCACATTTTTTTAGTTTCATGAGGTTAACGCATGTTGTGGGAGGAAACAAGTAAATCTATGTATTTTAATGACTTAGGAAAGTTTTTGGTGTTGGAGGTTATTGCTTGTAATGCCTAAATGGTGCCCGGGGCCGGAATCGAGAAGCCAGTGTTTGCGGGGCCTGTAGCGATTTTTATTTTTTGTTACCACATGTGTTCCCACATTTTTTACATTTCATTTTCACCTTTTTCATCAGCAGGATTAATGCCGTGAATAAGAGGACTATAAGTATAAGGTCTTGAACCTACTTTAGTCATTTGATCACGTAAGAAACTAGAATATGCGCTAATGTCAGCTCCTTCCTCTGCTAAGTTTTCAAACAACGCATCTAATTTAGTTTGATCAAAAATTGCATCTCTCATAAAAACAGCTGTCGGATCGTTTATCCAATTTTTATAAGTATTTTCAAACATTCGTGCAAAACGGTTAGCAAGTTGAAACGATCCACCTAATGACGCGGATCCTGCCTCACCTCCGACAATGGCACCTCCAATCGCTGCAGTACCTGACATAAATTGACTTGCTAAATCTCGGTCTATCGGCCCAGCAGTTCCTGAAGCAGATTGTCTGCGACTTACACGTTCAGCGGTGGCTCGTATCTGATTCCACCTTCGTTGTTCAGCTGGCGTAAATAGCATTGTAATGAGTCCACTCATGTTCTCATTGCCCATAATATCGTTTAATTTTGCACCACTTACAAATCGGGTCATTGGTCCATTCATAACCATACGAGCACTGCTTTGACTGTTTTTAAATATATAATCTGCAAAAGATTGTTTTAAACCCATAAGAGCAGCACCAGTTTGATCCTGGGCAACTTCACGCATAATTTTAGCTAAATATGCCGTGGGATTGGGGTTGTTTATTATATCTGACGTTATCACATCAACATTCTTATTTAAGAATGTTGTTGCTAATGCTTTTGCTGGTTCAAACGCTTGCCTCGTTTGATCAATTTTTAAAGCTGAAAGATCATTTAATTCAACAACATTTCTTAATCTTTTTTGAAATTCAGGTAAGCGACTTAACAACAATTCATTATCGACAAGCATTTTTCTTGCACTATCAACATTAAATGTACCATCGTCTACTAACGAAAAAGTTAAATAATCCTCTAAAGCTTTAATAACTACTGGGTCAGCATTTTCAACTTGCTGCAAAGTTTTAGGATCAACACCTGTAGCCAATATAATATCGTCCAGGCTTTCTCTAGCACCTTCCACTCTAAACAAACCTGCACTTGTTAATGCCTCTCCTGGCTTAACCCTACGTTGACCAGCAGAATTTTTTAAATACATATTTTGTATTGTATCGTTACGAAAAATCCTATTGTAGGAACTGCTAAATGAAGTGGCATCCGTGATTGCGTCAGATAAATCTGGCGCTGATTCTTCGACAGTTTCTAGCAAATCTTTATTTAGTGATTCCGCTAATTCGTTAGCCCAGTGAGCTGTTTGATAATTTACACTATCTCCTGTCAACGCTGATCTATGGATTCCTCTCAACTGACTAATCATCGATCTTATTTCTGGAGCGGTAACAGATTCACCTATCATATAAGGTATATCATCTGGATCTAGTTGGTCTAATGCAGCAATCCCTGTCTTATCCATTCCCTCGATTAATTCTTCTAATTTTTTTTCATCAA